TATCAGTGCAAAGGAAAATGCAGCAGAGGAGAATGTATTCCGTCAGCTCCGTCTTAACCAGTGGGTAAAGCAGAGCACACGATGGATGCAGATGGATAAATGGGATGCCTGTGCATTTGCCGTAAATGAGGAAGAACTTCTCGGACGGGAATGCTATGGCGGACTCGACCTTTCAAGTTCTACGGATATCACGGCATTCGTGCTGGTGTTCCCGCCAAGAAATGATATGGAAAAATATATGATACTTCCGTATTTCTGGATACCGGAAGATAACATGAGGCTGCGTGTCAGAAGGGATCATGTCCCATATGATGTATGGGCAGCCGAGGGATGTCTTCAGACCACCGAGGGCAATGTCATCCATTATGGATTTATCGAGCAGTTCATTGATGAGCTGGGAACAAAATTTCATATCAAAGAGATTGCATTTGACAGGTGGGGAGCTGTGCAGATGGTACAGAACCTTGAGGGTATGGGATTTACCGTTGTTCCGTTCGGACAGGGGTATAAGGATATGAGTCCTCCGACCAAGGAGCTGATGAAGCTGACACTTGAAGAGAGGATAGCACATGGCGGACATAAGGTACTGCGGTGGATGATGGATAACGTGTTTGTCCGTCAGGATCCTGCAGGGAATATCAAAATGGATAAGGAAAAATCTACGGAGAAGATTGACGGGGCTGTTGCAACCGTCATGGCACTTGACCGTGCAATCAGGAATGAGGGCAGTGACGGAAGTGTGTATGATGACCGTGGCATTCTCGTATTCTGATGCAGCTGTGTATGATTCTGTAAAATCATAATCCGGCTGCATGTTTCTGTGCTAATATAAAGAAAAAGCACAGGAGGCATCCGCATGCAGGAAGAATTTTTTATGAACAGTATGGAACATGATCCAAAACTCAGTGGGGAGCATGGTGCACAGACAAGGAAATCCCTTGCAATGAAAGCAGAGGAGATACTTGGAATGGATCTGGAAGTGATAGTGGCAGATGATGACCTAATGTATGATTCACTGGTAAAACTGAAACCGCTTGAGAATCCAAAGAAAAATCCAATGCAGAATGCACTGAGAAAATATTATTACTACAGGAATGGAAAAGAATTTCCAAGACTGAACAGTTATCAGAGATAATACGGAAACGGCACTTCTTCGGAGGTGCTTTTTTTGTACCCGTTTTTAGGAGGTGTCACATGGGAATTAAGAGTTTATTTGGTTTCGGACAGGCGAGGGATAAGCCTGTGGATAAGGCGGCTGATGCCGGATATTCGTTCCTGTTCGGACGGACAACAAGCGGAAAGCCCGTGAATGAAAGAACTGCAATGCAGACAACGGCAGTATATGCCTGTGTCAGGATTCTTGCGGAAGCAGTCGCATCCTTACCCCTTCATGTATATGAGTATCAGGATGACGGAGGCAAGAAGCTGGTGCATGAACATCCTTTATATTATCTGCTCCATGATGAGCCGAACCCGGAGATGACTTCATTTGTGTTCAGGGAAACACTGATGAGTCATCTTTTAATATGGGGAAATGCCTATGCACAGATCATAAGGGACGGTGCCGGAAGGGTGCTTGGCCTGTATCCGCTTCTTCCTGACAAGATGGAAGTGCAGAGGGATGACCGGGGAAATATTTATTATGTGTATTCCAGAAACAGTGATGAAAATCCCATGTTCAAGGAATATGGCAACATCAAGCTGAAAGCCGAGGATGTACTTCACATTCCGGGACTCGGATTTGACGGACTGATCGGTTATTCACCGATTGCGATGGCAAAGAACGCTGTCGGCATGACGCTTGCCTGTGAGGAATACGGTGCGAGTTTCTTTGCAAACGGTGCGAATCCGGGAGGGGTTCTGGAACATCCAGGAGTGCTGAAGGATCCGTCCAAGGTCAGGGAATCTTGGAACTCCGTGTACCGAGGTGTGAATAATGCACACAAGATCGCAGTGCTTGAGGAAGGCATGAAGTACCAGCAGATAGGAATACCACCGGAAGAAGCACAGTTCCTTGAGACAAGGAAATTCCAGATAAATGAAATAGCAAGACTTTACAGGATACCGCCACACATGGTCGGTGACCTTGATAAGTCGAGCTTTTCGAATATAGAGCAGCAGTCCTTGGAGTTTGTGAAATACACACTGGACCCTTGGGTGATCCGGTGGGAGCAGTCACTCCAGAGATCGCTCCTTCTGCCGGGAGAAAAAGGGAAGTATTTCATTAAGCTGAATGTGGACGGACTTCTCCGTGGGGATTATCAGTCGAGGATGAACGGCTATGCAGTCGGAAGACAGAACGGCTGGTTTTCTGCCAATGACATCCGTGAAATGGAGAACATGAACCCTATCCCTGATGAGGAAGGCGGCAACCTGTACCTTGTGAACGGTGCGATGACCAAACTTGCGGATGCAGGGGCATTTGCGGGAGCGGACAACGGAGGGCAGAAGAAAGAAGAAAAACTCCCGGCACAGGAAAACAGCAGAAAGAGAGGTAAACGATGAAGCGGAAGTTTTGGAACTGGATAAAGAATGAAGATGAGAGCGTGCCTGATATGGAAAGGACGCTCTTTTTAAATGGCATGATCTCGGATGAAACATGGTACGGGGATGAAGTTACCCCGCAGCTTTTCAAGGATGAGCTGAATGCCGGAAGCGGAAATATCACGGTATGGATCAATTCTCCGGGCGGTGATGTGTTCGCAGCAGCACAGATCTACAACATGCTCCGTGACTACAAGGGAAGCGTGACCGTCAAGATCGACGGCATTGCAGCTTCGGCAGCATCCGTTATTGCGATGGCGGGAAATACGGTATGCGTATCCCCTGTGGCAATGATGATGATCCACAATCCTGCGACTATGGCAATGGGTGAGGCAAAGGATATGCAGAAGGCAATCGCAATGCTGAATGAAGTCAAGGAGTCCATCTTAAATGCTTATGAGTCCAAGACCGGGCTTACCCGTGCAAGGCTCTCACACATGATGGATGACGAGACCTGGTTTAATGCCAAGAAAGCCGTGGAGCTTGGATTTGCAGATAAGATCCTTTTTGATTCCGATGAGGATGAGAAAAAGAAAGAGCCGGAGAAAAAGCCGGACGAAGGCAGTGAAGGAGAGGAAGAGGAGAAAAAGGATGACGGGGAAAAGGAGAAGAAAAAGAAGCTCCCGTTCCAGCAGGATTCCATGATGTTTTCCACAAAGGCGATGAATGAATCGTTCCTTTCCAAGGTATCCCATACGGATGCCATGATACCAGTTAACCAGTTGGAAAAAAGACTGAGTCTTTTAACACATTAAGGAGGATTTCAAGATGAGTAAGATTTTAGAGTTAAGAGAAAAGAGAGCAAAGGCCTGGGATGCTGCAAAGGCATTCCTTGATGCCAAGAGAACACAGGAAGGGTTTGTATCCGCAGAGGATGCAGCCACTTATGACAAGATGGAAGCAGATGTCGTAAATCTCGGAAAAGAGATCGAGAGGCTGGAAAGACAGGCTGCCATCGATGCGGAGCTTGCAAAGGCAACAAGCACACCGATCACCAATCAGCCGAATGCAAAGACTGACGGTGATGCAAAGACCGGAAGGGCAACGGATGAGTATAAAAAGGCATTCTGGAACAGTATGAGAAACAAGATGTCATACGAAGTACAGAATGCCCTTTCTATTGGTACGGATTCCGAGGGCGGATATCTCGTGCCGGATGAGTATGAGAAGAAACTTGTGGAAGCACTGGAAGAGGAGGTATTTTTCCGTAATCTTGCAACCGTCATCAAGACTTCAAGCGGTGACCGCAAAATCCCTATCGTAACATCCAAGGGCGAAGCAGCATGGATCGATGAGGGCGGACAGTTCCCTGAATCCGATGACAGCTTCGGTCAGACATCCATCAGTGCCTATAAGCTGGCAACCATGATCAAGGTGTCCGATGAACTCTTAAATGACAGCGTGTTCAATATTGAGCAGTATATTTCAAGGGAGTTCGGAAGAAGAATCGGTACAAAGGAAGAGGAAGCATTCTTTATCGGTGACGGCAAGGGAAAACCTACCGGAATCTTCAATGCCACAGGCGGTGCAGAGACTGGTGTTACTGCCAATAATACTTCCATTACCTTTGATGATGTCATGGATCTTTATTACTCCCTGCGTGCTCCATACCGTAACAAGGCAGTATGGCTTCTTAATGATTCGACCGTAAAGGCAATCAGAAAGCTGAAGGATGGAAACGGAAATTACATCTGGCAGCCGTCCGTAAGGGAAGGAGAGCCTGATAAGATCTTAAACCGTCCTTACCGCACATCCATCTATGTGCCGGAGCTTGCAGCCGGAAACCGTGTTATGGCATTCGGTGATTACAGTTACTACTGGATCGCAGACCGCCAGGGCAGAAGTTTCAAGAGACTGAATGAGCTTTATGCTACAACCGGACAGGTCGGATTCCTTGCTTCCGAGCGTGTAGACGGAAAGCTGATCCTTTCCGAGGCAGTCAAGACACTTGATATCAAGGCTGCCGGAAAGTAGGGGTGGCAGGATGTTCGTAACGCTTGAGGAAGCCAAAGGGTATCTCAGGGTCGATTCGTCAGACGAGGATGAACTCATCCTCCGTCTGATGGAAACATCCGACCGCCTGATCTTAGACGTGACAAGACAAACCTCGGAAGAACTCAAAGAGTATGGATCTGTTGTCCGTACTGCAGAACTGTATGTTGTTGCCTACTTGTATGAGCATCGGGAAGAAGCAGACCATAAGACAATGACGGAAACACTGAAGTATCTGTTTTTTGGAATCAGGAGGGAGATATTCTGATGATAGAACTCATGCGTGAACGGATCATGATACAGAAAAGTAGCACAAAGACAGATAAAACAGGAAACCATACCCTTGTATGGAGTGACCATTATAAATGTTATTCCTATGTGAATAATCTTTCCGGTAAGGAGTACTGGGAAGCAAAACAGGTCAATGCGGAAATGGAACTTGATTTTGTCATCCGTTACTGCAGTGAGGTGTCTGCTCTTGACACGGAGCATTTCCGTATCCTGTTTCGTGGGAATATTTATAATATTACATTTGTTGACAACGTGCAGTATAAGAATAAGACATTGAAGATCAGGGCTGCCCTGGCAAAGAGGTGAGGAGATGGCAGAGAGAAGTACGACCGTTGACGGTCTGGCGGATGCGATCATGGATGGGCTGAAGGAATATGCAGACCTTGCCACGGATACCGTCAAGGAGGCGGTAAAGGATGTATCCAAGAACGTGAAAAAGGATATACAGGCAAATGCCCCAAAACGGACAGGAAGGTATAAGAAGAGTTGGGCGGTCAAAAAAACAGCAGAGAGCAGCAACTCCCTTACCATGACGGTCCATTCTAAGGACAGATACCAGATCGCCCATCTCCTGGAACACGGTCATGCAAAACGCGGCGGGGGCAGGGTAGCCGGAAGGGAGCATATTGCCCCGGCTGAAGAAAAGGGAAACAGGGAGTTGGTGCAGAAGATAGAGAGGGGGTTACGTTCGTGACGCATGAAGAAGTCATGGCAGTGATGGAAGAAATCGGACTTCCATATGCCTATCATCACTTTGCGGAAGGGGAATCCTCTGATCCGCCCTTTGCGGTATTCCTGTATCCGGGAAGCAACAATTTCTCTGCAGACGGGAAAGTCTATTTTAAGACAGACCGTCTGAACATAGAAATCTACACGGATATAAAAAATATAGAACTGGAACAGCAGACAGAAGCCGTGCTTGACGGGCATGGTATTTTTTATGAAAAAAGCGAAGTATGGATCGAATCTGAAAATCTGTATGAGGTGCTTTATCAGATGGAGGTATAGAAGATGGCGAACAAAAAGAATAAAGTCAAATTTAATATCTGCAACGTGCATTACGCACCGATTACGGTTGCAGAGGAAGGTACGGTCAGCTTTGGGACACCTGTGCCGATGCCCGGTGCGGTATCCATCAGCATGGATCCGACCGGAGAGCCGGAGTCATTTTATGCGGATGGCATTGAATATTACGTGATCAATAACAACCAGGGATACGATGGTGACCTTGAACTTGCAATGATCCCTGAATCATTCCGCACGGATATCTTAAAAGAGGAGCAGGATGCCAACAAGGTGCTTGTGGAGAATGCAAATTCCGAGACAGGCAGTTTTGCACTCCTGTTTGAATTTGACGGGGATATCCGCAAAATCCGCCATGTGCTTTATAACTGTTCCGCATCCCGTCCGACTATTGAGTCCAAGACGAATGAGGAAGATAAGGAAGTTCAGACGGAAACACTGACCATCAAGGCAAGACCTATGGCAGACGGATATGTCAAGGCAAAAACGGGAGATTCCACAACAGAGACTGTTTACAATAACTGGTATAAGAGCGTGTATCTTCCGGCAGCTTCCACAGCAGAGCAGCAGTCAGCAAAATCAACCAAGAGTGTATCATAAGGAGGACTAAGACATGGGAATCAGAAAGGATATAGAAATTGACGGACGGATGGTTGCATTCAAGGCGAGTGCAGCCATTCCAAGAATCTACAGATTAAAATTCCAAAGGGATATTTATAAAGACCTGGCATTACTTGAAAAGAGCATTGGTGACGGAAAAGAGGAATCATCAAATCTTGATATGTTTTCCCTTGAGATGTTTGAGAACATTGCTTTTATCATGGCAAAGCATGCAGACCCGTCCATCCCGGATACACCGGAGGAATGGCTTGATAATTTCAATACATTTTCAATTTATCAGATTCTGCCACAACTGATTGAACTGTGGGGACTGAATGTAAAAACAGATGTGGATGCTAAAAAAAACTTCGTCCAACAGAGCGTGAAATGACAACTCCGCTGTTTCTGCTCAGATGTGTACAGTTAGGTCTGTCAATGGCAGACCTTGAAATGCTGTCAATAGGACTCATCAATGATATGTACAGTGAGAGCCGGAACGATGATTATAAGTATGCCGAGCTTGCGACACAGGAAGATTTCGACCGTTTCTAATTGAGAATACAGCCTTTTTCTGTTATACTTATCAGCGGAAAAAGGCTATACTTTTACTAAATTTGAAAGTTGATGAGGTGATTTTATGATATTAGGAACTAATAAACGTGATTCAAATCAGATTAAAATTCCAATAGATAATTATGCAGATCAACTTGTCTGGTATATGACCACCTATTTGGATAAAGTAAAATTTGATACGGAATCTTTTTCTGTAAAAGCAAGTGAAAAAGCCAAGATAGGTTTGAGGTGGATTATTTTTCCAAATAAAAAAGAATTTGAAATAGACTATCAAAGGCATAAAGAAGATTTTGGAAATAAAACTTGGAATATAATTTTCCACTACACCAGATGTATTATGCAACTCGTGGGGCAATTAGCGGAATGCTTAATAGTTGACCATTGTTGTAATGATGATGATATTAATAAAGTTTGTATGAATATTGCAAAATTTATGCCCAACATTTATGAAGACTATTCAGAAATAAATTATGAGCAGTATGTTGCATTTTCGACCTCGTTTAAATATATCATTTATAGGGATCCTATATATGGAACTTATAGACAATACAATGTTCCAGATTATAATCCAAATCATACATCAAAAGATATTGCATGGTGCAAAAAGGAAAATATTTTGACACAGCTTAAGGTGAATTTAAATCAGATAAATTATTTGGAGAATGCAAAATTACAAATCAAAGCCACACTTGACTGTGATTATCTGAATTTAGATAAATACTTTTTGACACCTGTATTATGTTTTGATTTTAACGATGATTTTTATAAGTTGAAAGACAAATATCCGAATAATATTATTTATTCGGTAAGACAGATATTTCCAGAAATGTATATTGAAATGGAAAAATATTTTAAGATACTTGCCGCCTATGCAATAGGATTAACAGATCATATTAATATTACTGACATAGAGGTTCGTGAAGACTATAGATTGGCACAATTATTTAGGACACCGATTATGGATTTAGAAAAAGAAGAAACATTAAATGCGGCAGGTGTAATTGAAATGGCAGAAACGTTTAGAAAACCAATTCTTATTAATGGTTGATAAGATAGAGAAGGGAGAAATTGATATTGAAAGATGAACAGTTAAAATATATACTTCAGCAGACAAATCTGAATGAGTGCGAGGAGCTTGTAGAAAATTATATTTATTATAGTAGAAGACCCGTGAGACAGCGGTGCAGTCATGGTGATGGTACATACGGATATGTCACTGATGAATATGAGTTTCTTATCATTGCAGAAAACGGAGAAAAACAGGCTATCATATTGAGATGCGGAAGGGTGGATCTTCATTGGTATGTTTTAAGAAAATGGAGAAAGCATGGTGTTTTAAGCAATGCACTCCGCACAGGCATTTTGAAAGAGATATGGCCTGAAAATAAAAAAATCACATGCTGCTATGGTTATGGTGATAACTGCGAAGAGAAATTTGAAATGACACAGCACTTGGCTGATATAGCGGGACTGATTTTAGAAGAAGATTAATATTACATAGAACATCTGTCAGGAATGGCAGGTGTTTTTCTTTTGTTACGGAGCAGAAATGCTCCTTTTTTTGTATCCATTTTTAGGAGGAGGTGAGAGACATGGCAAGCCGTATTCAGGGCATTACCGTTGAAATCGGTGGTGATACAACCAAACTGCAGAACGCCCTGAAAGGCGTGAACGGACAGATCAAGTCCACCCAGTCACAGCTTAAGGATGTGAACAAGCTGCTGAAACTTGATCCAGGGAATATGGAGCTTCTGGCACAGAAGCATAAACTGCTTGCGGAAGCGGTCAGTGAGACAAAAGAGAAGCTGGCTACCTTAAAGACCGCAGCAGAACAGGCAAATATGGCACTTGCCAATGGTGAGATCTCTAAGGAGCAGTACGATGCCCTACAGAGGGAGATCGTAGAAACAGAGCAGGACTTAAAGAATCTGGAAACACAGGCGAACCAGTCCGCAACGGCAGTGCAGAAGATCGCAGCAACAGGTGAAAAGTTAAAGACGGTCGGGGACAATATTTCCTCTGCCGGGCAGAAACTCCTCCCGGTAACAGCCGGGGTGACTGCACTTGGTACGGCATCCGTAACAACGGCAGCAAACTTTGAATCTTCCATGTCACAGGTACAGGCTACTATGGGAATCACAAAAGATTCCATGTCTAAGGTAAACGGACAGTCCGTAAATACAATGGATACCCTTTCCAAGCTGGCAAAGAAGATGGGGGCAGAAACAGCCTTCTCTGCATCCGAGTGTGCCGAGGCATTAAATTACCTGGCTCTTGCCGGATATGACACGGAGCAGATGTGTAATACACTGCCGACCGTACTTAACCTGGCAGCAGCCGGGGATATTGCTCTTGCTGATGCTTCCGACATGGTAACGGATGCCATGTCTGCACTTGGTATGGGAGTGGATGAGGCAGAAACGATGGTAGACCAGATGGCAAAAACGGCATCTACCACAAATACATCGGTTGCACAGCTTGGCGAGGGAATACTTACCATTGGTGCGACAGCCAAATCCATCAAGGGCGGTACGGCAGAACTAAATACTGCACTTGGTATCTTAGCAAACAATGGTATCAAAGGAGCAGAGGGTGGTACACATCTTCGTAATATTATCCTGTCATTACAGAGTCCGACCGATGCAGCCGCCAAGCAGATGGAGGCATTAGGTATTTCTGTATATGATTCGGAAGGAAACATGAGAAGTCTGAATGATATCCTTGGAGATTTGAATACCTCTATGGATGGAATGACATCCGCTGAGAAGTCAAATATCATCAGTACGATTTTTAACAAGACAGACCTTTCTTCCGTAAATGCTTTACTTGCCAATACAGGAAGTACATGGGATGACCTTCAGCAGAAGATTACAGACAGCGGTGGGGCTGCACAACAGATGGCAGATACACAGCTTGATAACCTGCAGGGACAGATTACCATATTAAAATCTGCCCTGGAGGGACTTGCCATTTCATTTGGAGAACTGCTAATGCCTGCCATCAAGCAGATTGTTGGATGGGTTCAGAAGTTCGTTGATTTCCTAAACAGCCTTGATGAAGGAACAAAGAAAACTGTTGTTACTATAGCACTTCTGGTGGCGGCTCTCGGTCCCGTACTGATAGTCATTGGAAAGGTAATATCGGCAGTCGGTACGATCATGACGATTGTTCCAAAGATTGCCGGAGTTATCAATACAGTTAAGGGAGCATTTGCAGCACTTAATACAACAATGCTTGCAAATCCTATCGTTCTTATTATTGCAGCCATAGCAGCGCTTGTGGCTGCTTTTATTTATCTCTGGAATAACTGTGATGGGTTCCGTCAGTTCTGGATTGAACTCTGGGAAAACGTAAAGCAGGTAGCTGTTACGGCATGGACTGCCATTAAGGACTTCTTTTCACAGGTGTGGGAAGCAATTAAGATGATTTTTTCTACCGTATTTGAAGTAATCAAGACGCTTGTAACAACTTACTTCAATCTGTATAAGACGATTATTGAAACTATTTTTAATGTGATTCAGACAGTGGTCACAACGGTATGGGAAGCCATCAAAGGTGTCTTTACCACAGTCTTTGAAGTGATAAAAACACTTGTGAGCACCTATTTTAATATCTATCAGACAATCATTCAGACCGTACTGACGATTATACAGACGGTTGTTACGACTGTATGGAATACGATAAAGACGGTTATTACTACCGTGATGACAGCAATCCAGACCATTTTTTCCACAGTATGGAATGCAATCAAGACCATTATCAGTAATGTTGTGAGCGGAATCAAGGCACTGATCACAGGTAACTTTGAAGGTGTTAAAAATGCCATTGCTACCATCATGAATACGATTAAAAGTACGATATCCACTATCTGGAATACTATAAAGTCCACGGTGTCTACCGTACTTGGCGCGATCAGGGGTGCTGTTACTTCTGCATTTAATGGAATCGTAAATGCTGTGAAAGGTGCAATGGGAAATGTCCTGAACACTGTGATAAGTGGTTTTTCTAACGTGAGAAATCATATTACGGGACTAGCTTCCCAGGCTTTTACCTGGGGAAGGGATCTGGTCATGGGAATTGTAAATGGAATCAGAAGCTGCATCGGAGCAGTAGCGGATGCAGCAAGTTCAGTTGCAAGCAAGATCAGATCGTTTCTACATTTCTCTGTACCGGATGAAGGACCACTTACGGATTATGAATCCTGGATGCCGGACTTCATGGGAGGTCTCGCAAAAGGAATCGAGAAGAGCCGCAGTATGATACAGAATGCAGTAAAGGATGTTGCTTCTGACATGATCCTGAATCCCGATGTCAGTGTCGGTGCAGATCTATCTACAATGGGAAACAGCAATGAAAGCCCATCACAGAATGGTCCTGTCCAGAACATTTCGGGACCATTGATCCAGATACAGGAAATGTCGGTAAGAAATGATAACGATATTAGAAAAATATCACAGGAATTGAATTCAATGATGTGCGCCGGAAGAAGGGCACGTGGACTTGTTTAAGGAGGAAGCAATGGGATTTATTTTTGATGGGGTATCCTCGTCTGAAATGGGCATTCCGTCAAGGATGTCTGTGCAGAACAGGATACCGGATATACGGAATAATACAGATAAACTTGCAGGAAGACATGGGATTATGGATTTTGGCGAGACGATCTCTGAGCGGAAAATAGAGATCACCTGTCTGATTCCTCCGGGACTCAATGCCCATCAGCTGCTTGATAAGAAGGACAGCATTGTCGGATGGCTGAATCCTGATAAAGGATTGTGCAGACTGGAACTTGGGCAGGAGCCGGACAGATATTATAATGCAAGGCTTTTGGACGGGGTGTCCTTCACAAACCTTGTGCGGAATGCAGATACATTTGATCTTTCTTTTTTCTGCCCGGATCCTTTCGCTTATGCCATTCAGGATGAGGAATTTATCTTAAAGGCAAGCGGGGATATTAAAAGAACGCTTGGTAATGTGGAATCTCATCCGGTGTATGAGATCAGGGGGAATATGGCCGACAGTTCACAGGAAGTAAAGTTTCTGGTCAATGGAGAAAGTGTGACACTGTGCGGCCCTCTTTCTGAAAGTGATGTCCTTGTGATCGATACGGATGATATGACAGTAAAGATTGGGACTGAAAATGCCTTGGGACAGATGAAAGAACTGAACTTTCCATATTTAAAAGCAGGGACAAATACTATCACGTTTTCAGAAAGCACGGGAACGCTGACATCCGTATGTGTTAAAGCAAAGAGCCGGTGGCTGTAGGAGGTATGGAATGAATACGGACAAGATACCAGTTTTATATGAAAAAGATAGACCCCAGGCAGTTTTTACGAAGGCATTTAATATAATCACTGTTGCGGAGGTTAATGCTGAAAGCTATCTGGAATTTGATCTTTATTTTACGGATAAGAAAAGAGAGTATATAAAAAATCAAGCTGAGATCCGTATTGACAACAAGGCATATAAGATTAAAACCGTGATGGATAATAAGGAACACGGTTCTGCAAAAACAACGCATGTATATGCAGAAGAACTGTATTATGACCTGGCAAGGGCGGCAAGACTTGAAAGCACGGTGTTTGATACGGCGAAAGCAGTTACTCCTATGAAGTTTGCTTTACAGAACACGGTATGGGATATCGGGACAATAGAAATTAATTCTGCAAAATCGTTTGAAAGTACAGAGGAAAATCCGCTCGCATTACTGCAGCTTATCGCAGATATTTATCATGGGGAACTGGTCTTTGATTCCATCAGGAAAAACGTCAGTCTTTTGAAAAAGACAGGAAGGGACAGGGGCATCCTGTTTCATTTCAGAAAAAATATGAAATCGATACAAAGGGTGGTCAGTACTTCTTCACTTATCACAAAATTGTACGCAGCCGGGAAGGATGGGATGACATTTGCCTCCATCAATGATGGGAAATCCTACGTTGAAGACTATTCTTATACGGATGAGATCCTTGTTGGTTCTCTCGACTGCAGTAACTTTACAGATGTGTCTGATATGCTTTCCTATGCAAAGATGAGAGTCGCTGATTATTGTAAGCCGAATTATTCTTATAAGCTGTCAGTGCTTTATCTCAGCGGCCTTACAGGATATGAGCATGAGATCTATGGACTTGGCGATACCGTGCGGGTTATGGATGAAGAACTTGAACTTGATATTACGACAAGGATCGTAAGAATGGAAAAGAACATCCAGGAGCCGTGGAATACGGTGGTGGAACTTTCAACAACGATCGGTACATTGTCGCTCGAAAATGATGTATCCGTTCAGGAAGCAATCGACAGTGTGATCAAATCATTTATTGCACCCAGGCTGATACAGGCAACAATTAATACGCAAAAAGGAGAGGTCAATGCAATGTATGAACTTGGTGTACCCGTAAAATATACTTACAGGGAAACAGAGGACGGCATTGTATTTACTCATCCAGACGGGCAGATATGCGAGATAAAAGTAATTTAGGAGGGAACGCTGTGGCACTGAACAGATCAGAAAAAATAAACCTTGTGCAGATGGCTATGAAACGTGTAAATGTTGTGCCATACGGGGAAAACCAGATTGCATTTGGAACAAACAATGAAAAGATTATTCTTGGGGAATCAGCAGTTACCATCTGCGAGAGCTATATCAACATTCCAGACGAAAAGCATACCTGTCATGTTGGCTTTTCTGTTCTTATGTCTAATGCCGTAAAATCTGATTTCTATATTGAAGTCGATGGGAATGAGCGGTCAAAAATATATAAAAATTCAAATAAGACCATGCAGTTCTTTGATCTGTTCCTTCTTGGCAAAGGGCTGCATTGCATTGCAGTAAAAGCAACAGCGGAAAGCTCTGTGGAGATATCTCCGAGGGAAGCACAGCTTGGGGTGTATCTTTAGCTTACCGAGACTGACATATGAAACTGCAGGACTGAAAAAGACAGGCAGGGGATTTAAACTTGATACAAAGTACAGGCAGCCGGAACCCTTTATCATCTATTACGGAACATATGAGTATTCAGGACTTACAGATTATTCCGTGTATGGGATGATGGTGGCATCTGACCAGACAGTTGAAGAGATCTTGAAGGCAAGGGCATGTGGTACTAAGATTTTTCAGTATCTGCCTTTTGGCAGCCGTTTTAATACAGATAGCTTTCTTGCTGATATGAAATCGACAATCCATTCCCTGGCATCGAACCATATCGCAGATGGAATATTCCTTGATGAATGTGAAGTTGGATACTGGGGAGATTATTATGGTAATGATGAGATGGCACAGATCTTTGAAAAAGGCCTGAAGGAAATATGTGATTACTGCAGGACAACGGGGCTGGAAACAATCGTAAACGGTGTGGCAGGATACGCAGATTATGGAACATATTTTTTGTGGGAGTCTTTTTCCGGATCATGGAATACCAATAAGATCAACTGGAATGGTACAGGGAGAGGACAGAGGGTTGTCAATGCCGACAGTACGATAGAATACAATTATAATTTTTCTGACTGGACGATGACGGGAAGTCTCCATATTGAGAATGGAATGGTCGTTGATGGAACAAAAGGCACGATGACATTAGACATCAATATGAATGACCTGATCAGGGAATCCGATAGAAGCGAGACCTACCCCTGGGTATATTTTGAGTGGTTCGGTTCCGGAGCAGATGATAATTCCCTGGAAATATATGCATATATCGGAAATACATGGCCATTTGATAAAAACACGTGGACGGAGTTGCCGAAACTATGGAAAGGAGAACCCGCATCATGGAATGGAATTAATAAGGAAACCAGATATCTGAGACTGGAACTGCGATTTGACGGAGCGGCAGACCTTAAGATGGAACGCAGCTTTATAGCTTATGATTATGTATACACATACTATGATATGACACAGTCCAACGGAATTGCAGATTCGAATCACAGATACTGGAATTACAACATCAGCCAGGCAGAATATCTATGGGGAAAGGATGTAAAAGTCCTGTGCCACTGTTATGGCACACCAAAGGATGCAGAGAGGATGAAATACACCTTTGCGGTATACAAAACATTTGGATATGAAGCATGGGATTACACGCATCCGCTGCATCAGACGATTCGTTATACAGATATATTGGATGATCCGTTTGGAGCATTTTTGTCGAGAACGGAGCATGGAAATGGGAAATATGAAGGGACTTTTACAGGATGTACGACAGATATTGACGTAAAAAGACATCAGTTTCAGATCACCCGGGATGAGCCGGAATACTGGTTTAAGCGAGGAATCAATGGTTTTGAAGAAGCGTATAAGGTCTATGAGAATTCGATGTCATTTACACATCATCTTTTTATGATGCAGATGGAAATCCCGGTAGGACAGAAGATTCCCGGAATCCATGACGGATACTATGTGGTGAATGTGATTGATCCGGTATATCAGTATGATGAAAACGGGAATCTGATAAAAGATGATTATGTGTATACCGTGCAGTATTATCCTGTGTTAAGTGACGATCTGGATATCCGAAGAACATGGGTATTTGATGATATCTTTTATTTTTATTTCGGTATGAAGTTTAAAGGAGCAGTCGATTTCCTGGCAGATAAGCCAAACCGATATTATGTTTATATCGGAAGCAATGAACTGGATTATGGATTTCGAGGGGAATGGTATGATGCCCCGTTTAAGGCGCAGTTCATGATTTACAACCAGTCATTGTTCAAATGGGATAAGGATGCAGAAAATGAGCGAGATTATACAAATTTCCATTATATTGGGAATGCCTTTTTGAATTATGAGCTTACCGAGGGCAATACCATGCTGACCTATACATTGAAAAAATCCGTAATGGGAGATGCAAGCACAAAACACATGTCTTTTTATTTTGTAGTTGAAGATACTGCCCACAATTATGTGGCACTGATTCCGGGGAAAGGCGTGGACACAAGCAAAGATCCGGTGGCATTTCCAAATAAAATTCAGTATATGCAGAGAAGATATAATCTGTACTGTCCGCATGGATATTACCGCTCGGAAGAGATAAAGCTGCCGCAGCCTGTGAACGGGGCAGCGGTGCAGTGTATTGCAACAGCTGGAGGGAAAACAACCGTCAAGATGTATGTAAGGGTAAAAAGAAAAGGGGCGGATTTCTTTGATGGATACGAAAAAGCAGATGGTCTGTTCTATACTACGGATAAGACAGTGACTCATATCCAATATGCGGTTTCTTTAAATACGACAGATGGAACGTATTCTCCGTCTTTTACGGATATTCGTATCATACCGGGAAATGAACTTGAGCCGGAACCGTACCAGGAGAAAACAGCGGATATTTTTGTGGCGGTTGCAATTTCGGAAAAGATTGGATATGGCTGCACGGATGAAAAGAAAAAATACACGCACGAAGCTGTTTATTACGGAGTTTCGGCAGAAACACAGGTTATAAAATATAGACATTAGGAGGGACTTATATGGGTGTTTGGAAAAGTGATCATACGGTGATTACGGCAAAAGGAATGCAGCTGCTGTCGGATCTTGCAGGAAAGAAACCGCTGGTTATCAGCAAGGCAGTGGCTGGAAGTGATTATACAACTCCGTCAGAACTTGAGAATCTGACGGATATCACGCATCAACAGTTAAATATGAAATTTTCTAATTTTGCCGAAGATGACAAAGGAACTGCATATTTGGATATCTATCTGGATAATGCAGAAGTTACAACAGAATTTTACCATCAGCAGATAGGATTGTATGCGAAGGACACTTCAAATGAAGATGTCCTTTTTTTAGTGTCACAGGCAGATGCCCCAGATTATATCCCGGTTTCGGATACACCCGTATATATTACCCACAGGATATTCCTTAAATTTTCCGGGAATTCCAAGGTGGATGTAAAAGTGGATTTTTCTGGTGTTGTGACACAGGATGTTTTACAGGCTGCATTGGAGAAAAAAGAGAATACATTCAGCAAGAATAGTGCTTTTAATAAGAATTTTTCAGATACAGATAAGGATTACATGCCATGCGGGAAAGAGGCTTATGCCGGAGGATCCGTTTCTGTTGCAAGAGCGGATCATGTACATCCGATCGGGGCGAAACTGAAATTTGCTGAAAACAACTGGAATGCAGGCGGACTTACAAACCTTCTTCCAGATACAAATACATGGGTTATGAGTAACGGAAAACCACCTGATGTATTGGGCAGTTATAGTTTTGAAGCAACATTTACAGGTGCATGGGAGGCCTTCTCCTGTTTTTTTGATTCCGATCTGCTTGAAAAGGTAAAAGGAAAAATCGTGGAATTTGGAGTGGAAAAACTGGTAGGTGCTTCCGCAAGACTTGAAATGGTCGTGGATGGGAGCGCATTAAATTATATTCTTCAGACAGATACGGCTGCAAAAGTGCAGGTATCCATCCCGGCATCGGCTTCTTCAGTAACACTCAGGATCATTATTTTTTCCACAGATGATCTGCATTGTGAGTTCAATGGGGTGTACATGAATGATACTCAGGAAGAAGTTAATAAATCGGATGAAGGGGATACACTTTATCTCGAAGTTAGGAAAGTGGTACAGGCAAAGATGCCGAAGAAAGGTACCAGCGGAACAGTGTATATCACGGAAAAAGGAAATCTTTATTTTGCCAGGGATGATGGGACGCTGATTCCCCTGGCAGGAAGTAAAGCAATTTCATAATAATCTGGAAACAGGCAGTTATCCATTACGGGTAGCTGCTTTTTTCATAAAAAAATAAGGAGGACAAGACAATGAAGGAATTTTGGAATGCAGTACAGTTCGTGTTTACGGCTGTCGGAGGATGGCTTGGTTACTTTTTAGGAGGATGCGATGGCTTGCTCTATGCACTGATCGCCTTTGTAGCCATTGATTATGTCACGGGGGTAATGTGTGCAGTTAGTGACAGGGCTCTGTCAAGCGAGGTCGGCTTTCGAGGCATCTGCCGGAAAGTACTAATTTTCCTGCTGGTAGGAATCGCAAATATTTTGGACCTTCATGTGATCGGGACAGGAAGTGTACTGAGAACAGCCGTGATTTTCTTTTACATTTCAAACGAAGGTGTGAGCCTGCTGGAAAATGCTGCTCATCTGGGGCTTCCAGTGCCACAGAAGATCAAAGCAGTATTGGAGCAGTTACATGACCGCTCAGAAAGTGAGGAGTGACATGACGAAGAATGAATTTATTTCCAGTGTTGCAGGATATGTGCAGAAATATGCATCCGCATATGGCATTCTGGTTCATTCTCCGGTGATCGCACAGGCAATCCTAGAATCCGGCTGGGGTGAGAGTAAGCTCTCATCCCAGTATCACAATTATTTTGGATTGAAGTGTGGAAGCAGGTGGAGAGGAAAATCCGTAAACATGAAAACGCAGGAGGAGTACACACCGGGAACGCTTACAACAATCAGTGACAATTTCCGTGTATACGATTCGATGGAAGACGGAATCAGGGGATATTTTGAGTTTATCCAGTTATCCCGTTACCAGAATCTGAGGGGAATCACAGATCCGGAAAAATATCTTGAAACTATCCGTGTTGACGGTTATGCAACATCGTCTTCTTATGCGGAAAACTGCATGAAACTTATCCGCCAGTATGGGCTGACAAAATATGATGAAGGAGAGAAGAGAACTATGGGAAAGACAGCAGAAAGCGTATTAAATGTGATGAGGAGATGGATTGGATTTAATGAATCCAATGGAAAATTCAAAGAGATTATTGATCTGTATAACAGTGTAAAACCACTGCCAAGGGGATATGCTGTAAAGTACACGGATGAGTGGTGTGATACTTGTGTATCTGCTGCAGCAGTTAAGGCAGGATGCACAGATCTTATTGGCCGTGAGTGCGGGGTAGAGAAACACATTGAGATCTTTAAGCAGAAAGGGATCTGGATTGAGGATGGTACGATTACACCAAAACCGGGTTATGTGATCACATATAACTGGGACAAATCTACACAGCCGAATGACGGATATGCTGACCATATTGGATATGTGGAGTCCGTATCCGGTAGTAATATCACAGTCATTGAGGGCAATAAAGGAGAAGCGGTAGCAAGGCGTGTGATCCCTGTCGGATGGGGATGTATCCGGGGATATGCTGCTCCGAAGTATGATGCAGCAACGGCAACACCCGTTCTGTCTACAGGAAAGAAGAGTGTGGAAGAAGTAGCAAAAGAAGTCCTCGCAGGAAAATGGGGCAATGGAGATAATCGGAAAAACCGTCTGAAAGCAGCTGGATATGATTATGCTGCTGTGCAGGATAAAGTCAACCAGCTTGTAAAGAGTGGTTCATCCAACAGGAAATCCATTGATACGGTTGCGCGTGAAGTCATTCAGGGCAAGTGGGGAAATGGTGTTGACAGAAAGAAAAGAATTACTTCTGCCGGATATGATTATGCTGCTGTGCAGAAAAGGGTTAATGAGCTTTTAAGATAAGAATATGGCTGATGGTCTGTTAGGGCTGTCAGCCGTATTTTTTTCTGCTTATACCAAGAAAAGAAAGGTGAAAGGTATCACAGATTCTACTTGCTATTATTGGCTTTCTGAGTGATATATAGACTACCCAAAGAAAGGAGAAACAGCTCATGGAGATTCAGATAAGGGAAGGAAACGGCAGACAGAAGAAAAAATTAAAAGTCTGTGCTTACTGCCGTGTCTCAACAGATGCGGATGAACAGGAAAATTCATTGGAAAACCAGATCAGGCATTATGAAGAAATTATTACCAGCAATCCTGATTACGAGTATGCCGGAGTCTATAGTGACTTTGCTATATCGGGATTCAAGGAAAAACGTCCTGGTCTGCAGAAGATGTTAGCCGATGCCCGTAAAGGGAAAATAGATCTTATATTAACAAAATCCGTATCAAGGTTCGCAAGAAACACCGCAATCGTTCTGGAAGCAACAAGAAAGCTGAAGGAACTGAATGTAGGTGTTTTTTTTGAACTCCAGAAAATCAATACCATGTCAGGTGAAGGTGAACTTATGCTTACGATCCTTGCAGCATTTGCACAGGCAGAAAGTGAGAGTGGAAGTGTTGGTGCAAAGATGGTGTACCAAAGAAAGTACGAGGCGGGAATCCCCGTGCAGTATCTTGAGCGTTCTTTCGGTTTTAAGAAAGATGAGAGGGGAGTCTATAGTGCGGATGAAGAGGAAGCAGTATGGGTAAGAAAAATTTATGATATGGCAGCACAGGGATATACTCTGGCTGCTATTAAGCGTTACCTGAATGAAAATAATGTAAAAACGGTGGGTGGTGCAAAATGGCTTGACAGTACGGTGCTTCGTATTTTGGAAAATGAAATCTACAAAGGCGATTATATTATGCATAAGTATTTTGTAAATGAAGAAAGAAAACTGGTCAGAAACAGGGGAGAAGTAAATGCTTGGTACATCGAGGATGACCATGAAGCCATTGTGTCCCCGGAACTCTGGCAGAAGGCACAGGATGCGTTGGAAGCAAAACGGGATTATCTTGCAGAAGGCTCGGTAATTAAAGAATTTACGGAAGAAAATTATCCATACATGAACAAAATTTATTGTGCCAAATGCGGATATCCGCTTTATAAACGGATCTACAGTAAGGGCAACAGGCTCAACTGGGGATGCAGCGGGATGAAACGGTATGGGAAGTCCTTCTGCGATGGGATTAACATCCCAGATGGTGTGCTTCGGGGTGCATGGCATTTTGAAGAAAACACCTACATTGACGAAAAGGCATCAGATAAAGGCGTGAAGGAATTTTCCTACTTAAAGGAACGTTCATGGAAAAGAAGGCATAAAAAGAAACAGCCGCCGTCATTTCCAGAAAATACCGAAGCAGAGTATCCGTACAGGGATAAAATCTTTTGTGCATTGTGTGGAAGCAGACTTGTAAGGTATGTAGAGACTAAAAACCATAAAGTTACATGGATATGCAACGGGAGAAAGCGGAAAGGGAAAGACTTCTGCGATGGGACAAGGATTCCAGACCACATCCTGAAGGGATGGAGAGAAATCAAAAAAGATATTTATATTCAGAGAAAGGATGATAAGAATGGCAAGAAGCATTACAGTTATACCAGCAAGAAACCGTCAGGTATCGGGGCATAGGGCAGAACCGCAGAAGAAGATAAGGGTTGCAGCCTACTGCCGTGTATCAACGGATCAGGAAGACCAGCTCCACAGTTTTGAAGCTCAGGTCGATTATTATACGAAGTATATCAATGACCATGAAAATTATGAGATGGCCGGCATCTATGCAGATGAGGGGATTTCAGGAACCAATACGAAGAAAAGGGAGCAGTTCAAACGCATGATTGCGGACTGCGAGAAGGGAAAGATTGATCTTGTCATAACAAAATCCATCAGTCGTTTTGCCAGAAATACGCAGGACTGCCTGATGTATTCCAGAAAACTGAAGAACCTCGGAATCGGCATTATTTTCGAGAAGGAAAACATTAACACACTGGATTCCACGGGCGAGCTTTTGTTTACCATCTTGAGTTCACTTGCACAGGATGAATCGAGAAACATTTCAGAAAACTGTAAATGGGGCATCCGCACGAAATTCAAGAACGGTGAGATGCACCTCAATACATTCAAATTCTTGGGGTATGACAAGGATGAGAATGGAAAGCTCATCATTAACAGGGAACAGGCAAAAACGGTAAGAAGCATCTACAGGGATTTCCTATGGGGGCTGAATCCTGCACAGATTGCGAAAGAACTGGAAGAGGAACAGGTGCCGGGATGCCTCGGACAGACCAAGTGGTATGCAAGCACGGTTGTCGGAATCCTGAGACAGGAAAAGCACATGGGCGATGCGTTACTGCAGAAAACCTATACGGCTGATTTCCTCACCAAGCGTCAGGTAAGGAATAACGGGGAAGTGGCACAGGTCTATGTAAAGGACAGCCATAAGGGAATCATTGATAAGGAAACATGGAATGCGGTTCAGGAAGAATTTGACCGCAGGGAGAAATTCATGCAGAGACACGGAACGGACCGCTACAGTTACGGTTCGGAATGCTATCCATTCTGTGAGAAGATCTTCTGCGGGGAGTGCGGAAGCCTCTTTACAAGACATTCTTGGAAATCAAGGGGAATCATACAGTGGCAGTGCAAGAACCACCGCAAGGATGGGAAAGTTGCATGCACCAACGCTTATGTAGACAATGCTGATCTGGAAAAGGGATTTGTAAAGGCATTCAACCGACTGGCCAGTGAACGGGAAAAGCATATGGAAAGATGGAATGCAATGAAAGCAGACGGGACTCCGCTTGAGAAGATAAGGGCGGTGCAGATGATGGAAGCAACAGAAAACGGACAGCTCCAGCAGTATGTTCCCGAAGCCGCACAGCTTGTCTTGGAAGAAATAACAATATTCGGTGCAAAGAAATATGAGTTCGCATTTCTTGAAGGCAGCAGGGTAAAGGTTTCCGTATGATCATTCGGAAACCTCTCCATCATCATTCAGGTCAAATAAGTCGAGTTGGCTGCTCTGCGGTATCTCATCATCATTTTCTTCTTCCGGCTCCGGTCCATCCGTTTTTTTCTGTGGCAGCTTATGCGTGTAGAGCTTATCCCACGGAAGCGGGTTACGGCATTTCTTGTTATAGCCGATAAGCAGTGCCTCTGCAAATCCAAGAGAGCCGGAACGCCTGTCCTTGGCAGTACGGGACAGTTCCTTAATGGATATCCTTCCAAGTTTTTCTTTGAATACATCATCCTTGACGGCATCACCATAAGCATTCAGGAAGCGTGCCAGTCCATTCATCATATTTGCACTGAAGGACTGGGATGCACCTTCCCATGTTGCAACGATCAGGCGGATCACATGGTCGAGCATGTGGTAGCCGTATTTATCGTGGATGTTCTCAAGCGTGGCAACGGCACAGATACCGCCCGGAACAGATGAAGAAGTGATGGAGAGGTCATAGGATTCCACCAGATCACGGATGATGAGCTGCTTATCGTTGCCGGCCTCAATGTTCGCCATGAATATTTCATACGGCAGCAGGGGCTTTACATATTTCATCTGGTTTGCAAAAATATCTGCTTCATGTTCATATACGAGGTCATCATAGACCATGCACCACACGGGAGTCTCCCTTGAGCCGGAGACGAGTGCCACGATCTCAATGGTATGCTGTCCGTTAAATACATAGTTGATGCCGTTGCGGCGGCTGACCTTTACGGGATTTATCTGGTACAGGTCAAAGTTCGCAGCAGCACGCTGGACATGGTGCTGTGAGAGGTTGCGCTGGTATTCCTGATTGGATACAAGGTTTTTTATGGGAATCTGTTCAAAGTGTACTTTTGGCACATACTGCATGAGGTCAGTCTGTTCTGCTGTCTGCTGGTCATCTGTCATTTGAATCCTCCTCCAACTGCTTCAGCAGTCTGTTTATTTTTCGTGTAAGGTTTACAAGCTGTGTCCTGACTTCCTGCCGTGCAGAAGCGGATGTGGAAGGAAAATCAGTAAGTTCCATCGTCCTTGATATGGTCTTAGACCATGAGGGAATGGTAAATTTAAGGCTTGAAAGTTCGGCATCCGGGTCGGTAACGGGCATCTGTTTGATTCCGGCTTCGGCATTTTCCCTTTCCCGTCTGCGTCTGCGGTAATCAGGCTTCCCTGTCGGAAGCCTCTGCCATCTCAGCTCATGACGTAACTGGGAGTAGCCGATACGGTCGATTGAACCGCTTTCGAGCAGTCTTTTGAGTCCGTTGATATCTTCGATGGGAAGCCTTGACAGTTCAATGACATTTTCATGGGACACACGGAGACTGCCGTTTAATATCCGATTGGTTATTTCAGGGCCTTTGGTACGGATCTCATCGAGTGCCCTTGCATACACATCATATTTTGTGACTGTGGAAAAACCGAAGTTGTATTCCTTTCCGATAATGGTGGCAATCTCGGTTTTCTGTACATATTTCTGTGATATCTGTCCGTCTGCGTTGGGCTGCTTTTCAGGATGCTCCCTTAAAAAAGCAGCACTGGCAGCATTCATATCAGCACGGAAGAGTCTGCCGATAAGATACTTTTTATATTCGCCTGTAAGGTCAGCACGTTTGAGCTGCTCTGCACACAGGTAGGCTTCTGCCTCATCACGGCTCTGGAAGATGAGCCTCCGTATGTTGAAACGGATATCCCATTTCTTACAGATGGAATAGCGGAGATGCCCGTCTATGAGGGTGTTGCCCCAGACGCATACGGCATCACGGCAGCCGTGGTCAAAGATATCTTCTTCAAGTTCCTCTATGTATTTTTCATCCCTCGGTTGGATGAGTTCTAAAAATCCATTGTCGATTTCAAATTCTGGTGTCTGGCTGTCACTCATACTGTTTCCTCCGTTCTGGCAGAGTCATCCACGAGGACACATTCCTGCATGGAGAAGCTCGCCAGTCCTTCCTTCTGATTTATTGCACCATAGATGCGGTATGATCTGTTGTTGGAAAGTTCCGAGTTGGTCTGCCTTAATGTCTGGAGCAGTTCACGGCTGTATAATTCATAGCTGTTTCTGATGTCGGA